CGTCCGTCGCCCTGTTCCCCCCCCCAACGCCCCGAAACGAGAAGGATTCTAGAATTGGGGACCGATGGTGACCGGATCTCGCCGGAGCGGACGGACGGAGCGGGGACTCGCCGGCGACCTACGCGCGACCGCCCTCGAGCGGGGATCCCAAGCCCATCTCCGCGCCGCCGCTCGCCTCGTGGACCTCGCCCTCGAGGCGGAGGACGTGGACGCCGGCGCGAAAGCGGTCCGCGCCTATCTCGAGGTGCGCCAAGCCTACGGACTAGCCGGAATCCAACGTGAGCCGCTCGACCCCTTCGCCGCCTTCGTCGCCGGACTCGCCTCCCCCGTTATGGGCGACACCCCGAACCCCTAGCCGTCCCACCTTCGGACCGATCGTCGCCGCGATGGCGGAGGCGATGGGACGTCCGTTTATGCCCTGGCAAGCGACCGCCGCGGACGTCGCCCTCGAGGTGGACCCCGCGTCCGGTCTCTTCGTCTACTCGACGGTAGGGATCACCGTCCCCCGCCAATCGGGGAAGACGACGCTCACCGGAGCGATCGCCGAACACCGCACCCTCTACCGTCCCCGAGCTCGAGTGTGGCTCACCGCGCAGACACGCGAGATCGCTCGAGACTGGCTCCTAAACGAGCACGTCCCCGACCTCCAAGCCTCGCCGCTTGAGCCCTTCGCTCGAGTCCGGCGCGCCCAAGGGAGCGAAGGGATCTCCTACCCCTCCGGCGGAATGTTCCGGATCTTCGCCCCGCTCCCCGCCGCCCTCCACTCCAAACAATCGGACCTCGTGATCGTGGACGAGGCGTGGGCGCATGAGCTCGAGCGGGGACGCCAGATAGACCAAGCGATCGTCCCCACCCAAGCGACACGCCCCGGGGCCCAAGTCCTGAAAGTCTCGACCGCCGGCGACGAGACCTCGCTATGGCTATGGGATCTCGTCTGTCGTGGCCGCGCCGCCGTCGACGCGGGAAGGCGGGAGACGATCGCCTATTTCGAGTGGGGAGCCGGCGAGGACGTGGACCCCTGCTCGCCGGCGACGTGGGAGACCTTCCACCCCGCCTACGGTCGGACGATCGGGGCCCCCCAAATGCGAGCCGCCCTCGAGGAACTAGGGCCCGCCGGCTTCCGGCGCGCCTACGGGAATCAGTGGCCGGAGGGGATGGGCAAGTCCGCCGCCCCGAAGATCCCGCCCGGAAGGTGGGCCGCGGTCCAAGTCCCCCCCGTCCGATTGATAGACGCGGGGGTGAGGTGCGCGATCGGATTCGACACCCCTCGAGACCGGAGCTCCGCCGCCGTGGCGGTCTCGTGGCGGGACCGGAAGGGACTCCGGATCGAGCTGGTGGACGCCCGTCCGGGGACCGGATGGCTCGCGGAGCGGATCGGGGAGCTCTACTCGAGGCGGAAGCCTGTCGCCATCGGCTACCCCGCCGACACCCCCGCCGGCGACGTGGCGGACACCCTGGCGACCGCCGGACTCCCCGTCCTTCCCATCCGCGGCAGGGACTGGCCTGCCGCGTGCGCCGGATGGCTCGCCCTCGTCCTCGAGGCGAAGATCCGGATAAGCGAACACCCCGCCCTCGCCGAAGCCGCCAAGGTGGCTCCGGCCCGCGACTCCGGCGACGGGGGATGGACGTGGCACCGGAGGGGAGCGGTCGCCTCCATCGCGCCAGTGATCGCCGCCACCGCGGCGACGTGGGCCCTCGAGCACCCCGCCGGCGCGGAGCCGGCGACGTGGACCGCCTTCTAGGACTAGCGTCGCGGTCGCGGAGCGGGAAGGCGGTCGCCTCGAGGGGGACCGCCGACCCCTTCCCCGCTCGAGCTCGAGCCGTCTACTACTTACCCCGCCAGGACTCCGCCGCCGGCGGGACGTGATCGAGACACTTCCCCGAGCTCGAGCCCGCCCACGCGAAAGTCCTGGTCGGAGAGACGACCTCTAGTCCATCCCCGCCGTTTCATCGCCTTAGAGACGATCCTAGAGGACGCGATCGCGCGTGAGTTACCCTTGGAGCGTGGCGAGGTGGCCTTGGAGCCGGCGACCGCCGGCGGGGACGGGGACGAGCGTGGCAGGGACCACGCCGGACTCGTCCCTACTCTTCGGATCCGCCCTCGTCCCCGGGCCCGGAGTGGAAGGCGACGAAGAGGGATACCTCGAGCTGTGGCGGAGACGAGCGGAGCAGACCGCCCTAGACGCCGGCGGATACGTGGGCGGGGGGATGGGATGGAACCCCTACATAAGCGAGTGGGCGGCGCGCCAAGTCCCCGCCCTCACCGCGGGGATGCGACTCATCTCCGGGGTATGTATGCAGCTACCCCTCCGTCAGAAGCGGGGGGACGTGATCGTAGATCCGCCGGCGACCGTCATCGCCAACCCCACCCCCGGACCTAACCGGACCGTCGCGGATTGGGTGGACGAATACGTCTCCGACGTCTTGCTCTTCGGCAACTATGTCGCGCTCATCGGACCGCTCGACTCGACGGGGTGGCCCTCGAGCCTCATCCCCCTCGACGTCACCTCCGTATCTGTCGCCAGGGACGAGGCGACGTGGCTCCCCGTCTACGCCCTCGAGGGGATAGACGAAGCCCTCCCCGCGGACCGGATCTTCCACGTCGCCATAGACAAGCGGAGCGGGGAGCTGCGTGGACGTGGAGTTCTGCCCACCCTGTCCGGCGCGGTGGGAGCCGCCCTCGCCGCCGACGCCTACGCCGGACGCTACTTCTCCGAGAGTGGCGTCCCCTCCGGAGTTATCACCGACACTCGTCCCAACCTCACCCAAGACCAAGCGAACGAGCTCAAGTCCAAATGGCTACAGACGGTCGCCGGGACCCGGGCCCCGGTAGTGATCCCCTCGTCCACGACCTTTACCCCGCTCGCCTCCGACGCCGACAAAGCGCAGCTCGTCCAAGCCCGCCAATGGGACGCCACTATGGTCGCCATGATCCTAGGAGTCCCCCCGTTTCTCCTAGGGATCGAGACGCAACGCCATACCTACACCAACGCGGAGACGGAATTCGGACGCTTCATCTCCACGACCGTCCTCCGGCTTCTCAAGCCGCTCGAGCAGCAGCTCACCGCCCAATGCCTCCCCCGCGGTAACGAGGCGGAATTCTGGACGGGGGCCCTGCTCCGCGCCGATACCGCCACGCGGGCCCAAGCCGCCGCCGGACTCTACGGGGCGGAGATCATCACCCTCGAGGAAGCCCGCGAGCTCGCCGGCTTCCCCCCCGCCGGCGGTCCGGCGGAGTCAGTACCCAAGCCGGCGACTCCCGGGAGTCCGCCGGCCCCGTCCTCCCCCGCCGCCGGCGACGGGGGAGGCGATCTCGCCGCCCACCTTCACCTCGTCTCGGAGGGGTAGCCATGACTCGTCCCCTGTCGCGCGTCTTCGCCTCAAGCTTCCGGATCCGTGACGAAGGCGGAGACGCCGGCGACGGACGGACGCTCGTGGGACTCGCCGTCCCCTTCGGGGTGGAGCTCGACGTCGTGGACTGGTGGGACGAATATACGGAGACCTTTACGAAGGGAGCCTTCGCCAAGACGATCACCGACCGCGGCAAGCCTGTCCCCCTGCTCGTCCACCATCAACACCGCTCGCTAGGGATCGGACGAGCGACGAAGCTCACGGAGACAGACGCCGGACTCGAGGCGGAATTCCATCTCACCGAAGGGGTACAGCAAGCGGACGAGGTGCTCGCCCTCGTGGCGGACGAGGCGATCTCCGGTCTCTCCATCGGCTTCGAGCCGGTACAGCAGACGGTAACGTCCGGACCGTCGCGGGAGCCGCCCTCGAGCCGTGATCTCGTGACCCGGACCGAAGTCAACCTCCGCGAAGTCTCCGTCTGTAACTTCCCCGCCTACACCGACGCCGGAGTCTCCGGGATCCGCGCCGCGGTCGGACGCCACCCCTCGCTCGCCGCCCTCGCCGCGGAGCGGGGGAAGCTCCACGAGGCGAGGACGCTCGCCGTCGACCGATGGGGACGCGTCCGGAGGTGACCGATAGCCAGTCCATCGCCCTACTGATCGAGGTGGGGGTAATCGCCCTAGCATCGCTCGCATGGCTAATCCGGACCCTCCGCTAAACGTCCGCCGCCCGGACGAGCTCGACCCCGAAGAGCTCGCGGAGTACGTGGCACCCCCGCTCGAGGACGAGGACCGTCCGGAGGTGGGGACGTCGCCGTCCAAGGTGGACCCCGCCGGCGGGATCTCCACGCGCTAGTCTTCGCCTGTCCGGGGCCGGACGCCTAGCCGGAGCTCGTGAAGATGGAGCCGCCACTAGGGAGCGAGTAGCCACCCCTCGAGGACGTGACGATCAATCACCCTTGGAGGAACTATGGCTATATCGCTCGTGGAGGTGCTCCGCCAATCCGTAGACGAGCTCCACGCCCGAATGAACGCAATCGAGGCGGGAGCGGTCGCGGACCAACGCGACACCCTCAACGACATAGAACAGACGACGTGGGACGAGCTGCGCGCCGAAGCGGAGGCGAAGACCGGACGCCTCGAGCTCCTCGTCTCCCGCGCGGAGCTCGACGCTCGAGCCGGACAGCTAATCGCTCGAGCCCATCCCGCGCCGGCGGAGCCTGTCGGATCGGGGCCCGCCTTCCCCTACCGGAGCCCTGGCGAGTACGTCTTGGCCTACTGCCGGATGAAGCATGGCGACGCCGCCGAGGGGGCCCGCTTCACTCGAGCCCTGGCGGACGTGACGACCGCGCAGACCCCCGGACTCGTCCCCCCGCAAGTAACGGGAGACGTCCTAGGGATATGGCTAGGGAACCGTCCAAGCGTGGACGCCATGACCAAGCCGCCGCTCCCCCCGGTAGGGATGAAAGTCCAACGTCCGCACATCTCCCAACATACGGACGTGGGCCCGCACACTCCGGAGAAGTCCGCGATCACGTCTCGAGCCTTCACGCTCGACCTGGCGGAGATTGATCTCAAGTCCTACGCCGGCGGGGTGGACGTCTCGTGGGAGCTCGTCCAACGCTCGAGCCCCGAAGCCTTGAATCTGATCTTCTCGGACCTCGTGAGCATCTACGCGAGGAACACCGACCGCGACGCCTTCGGGGGTGTCTATACCAACGTGACCCAAGCCGTAGTTTGGGACGGGACCGCCGCCACCTTCGCCAAGGCGATCTCAGACGCCGCGGTGGAATGCGCGACCAACGGGGAAGAGCAGCTCTTCCCCGACACGATATGGATGGGACTCGAGACCTACGGTCTCATCGCCTCGCTCACCGACTCGAGCGGACGTCCCCTCTTCCCCGACATTGGCCCAACCAACGCCCTAGGGACCGCCGACGCCCAAGGGAACATCTCCAACGTGAGGGGACTTAACCCCGTCGTGGACCCCCTCATCGCCCGTAACGCGTTCCTAGTGGGCCCCCGCGATCAAGCGGAGTTCTATGAGACCCCCGGGGCCCCGGTACAGCTCTCCGTCGTGGACGTCGGGGTGGCCGGCTACAACGTGGGCGTTATTGGTATGTGGGCGTGCGCCGCGGTGGACCCCGCCGCCTTCGTGAAGATCACGTCCACCCTGCTCCCCCTCGCCGCCGAAGCCTCGAGCGGGCCCGCGCCGGCGAGCGGAGCGACGAAGAAAGCCGCCGGCTAGGCGATGACGTGGCTAGACGCGCCCTGGCTCACCCCTGACGAATACAAGGGGTGGGCCCGGATCGACGCCTCCGATACGACCGATGACGTCGCCATCGGGGAAGCCGTGAACGCGTCTATGGAAACGGTAGAGATGAGAGCTCCGGTCGCCTTCGCTACGGACTCCACGACCGGAGCTCCCCTCTACCCCTCGTGCCCGAGCTCTATCCACGAGGCGGGACTTCTGCTCACGAATCGCCTCATGGCTCGCCGCAACTCGCCGGACGGGATCGTGGGCGTCTCCGATATGGGGACCGCCCGCGTCCTGTCCTACGACGCTGACATACAGACGCTCATCTCGCCCTATACGGAGATGGTGGTCGGATGAGCTCGAGCCAAGCCGCCCTCGACATATGCGCCAAGCTCACCGCGGCGGGGATCCGTGCCACGACCGACGCCGGCGCGCTCACCCCGCCGGCGGTACTCGTCCCACCCCCCCGCCGCGTCTATGACATTGCTTGTGGCTACACCGCCATATGGAACGTTCACGCCATCGCGCCGGCGGTAACGGGAGGCGACCGCGTCACGTGGGCGAAGCTAGACGAGCTGGTGGACGCCATCGCCTCCGTCTACGCGGTGGAGCTCGCGCAGCCCGGAGCGTACGTCCTAGGTCCTAACACTCTGCCTAGTTACCTCGTCCAATTCTCAGAAGGGATCGCCTGATGATTAACGAATCGCGTCTCCAGAATGGGACGCTCAAGCTTGGACCGACCGCGACTCACCTCGACGCCTCTTGTCAGATCACTAACGTCCGGATCACCTCCGCCTACTCCGATGACGGGGACGCGGTAACGACGCTATGCGGGGACACCAAGCCGCCGCCGCGCAAGCTCGACGGACACAAGCTCGAGGGGACATTGGTCCAAGACTTCGACGTGGACCCCGCCGCCGTGCTGCCGGCGGGGAGCGTGATCAAGTACCTATGGGACCATGATCTCGAGGTGCTCGCCTACGAGTACGTCCCTAACGACACCCTTCACTGTCCCACCATCACCGGAAACGTAATGATCGAGATACCGGCGGAGACCTACGGAGGCGACGTCAACAAGAGAGTAACGAGCGACTTCTCGTGGAACATGCAAGAGAAGCCCACCTTCGCCGCCACCTAGGGTCGTGCTCGAGCTCAACCTAAAGGGAGCCGCGGAGCTCGCCGCTACCCTGGCGATCGCCGCCGCCGCCTTCGAGGACCTCCACGAAGGATTTACCGCCGCCGCGGAGATCATCCAGCGGGCCCAAACCTCGAGCGCGCCCCGCCGGACCGGACGTCTCGCCGGCGGGATGCAGCTCCGCTACGAAGGGAAGAATTCCGCCATGCTCACGAACCCCCTTGTCTATGCGGTCCCTATCCATTGGGGGAGGCGAGCCCACAACATAGAGGCGAACCCCTACGTCATTCGGGCCGCGGACCGGACGGAGACCGCGTGGAACCGTGCCATCGAGGACGACGCGCAGCGGACCCTAAACGGGGTGCGAGGTGCCTAGGGTCCGGCTTCAAGCGGACGTAGACCTCTGGCTAGGGAGCGACGTCTTTAGGGTCCGGACCAACGCCGGCGATCAGATCACCGCGGAGCGAGCCGTGGGGGATAACCCTATGGGTAAGCCCTTCGATCAGTCCTTCCACGTCTACTACGTGGCCTTCAAGCGGAAGTACCCCGATCACCCCGCCGCGAAAGCCTACGGGACGTTTATAAGCGAGCTCTCCGCCTTCGAGGAACTAGACGAGCTCGAGGACGATACCCCTTTACCGACACCTACCCCGCCGGCGGGATCGGATATCTAGCCGTGGCCCTGGCGGTAGAGACCGGAGTCCCCGCCCGGGAGTGGCTCGAGGATCCGGTAGCCATGCTCACCGCGAGCGCGATCCTCCAGAAGCGAGCCGAAGAGCTCGAGCGGGCCCGGAAGTAGTCCGCCATGCCGGCGAAGCTTCTCGTCCAGCTAATCGGGGACTCGACCTCCGCCGTCGCCGCCATCAAGAAGACGGGGACCGCCGCCAAGGAGACGGAGGGAGCCGCCAAGAAGACGGGGAGCGCGTGGTCGGGGGTGGGGAAGGTCGCCGCCGCCGTGGGCGGAGCCTTCGCCGCCGCCAAGATCGTAGGCTTCGCCAAGGACTCCGTAGCCGCCGCGTCCGACCTCAACGAGTCATGGTCCAAGGTGGGGGTAGTTTTCGGGAAGTCCGCCGGCGAGGTTTACAAGTGGAGCACCTCGAGCGCGACCGCCATAGGACTATCCCAACAGAAAGCCCTAGAAGCCGCGTCCACCTATGGCAACCTCGCCGTAGCGTTAGGACTCCCCCCCGCCCAAGCCGCCAAGATGAGCACCTCGCTAGTCGGTCTCGCCGGCGACCTCGCCTCGTTTAACAACGTCCCCGTAGGCGACGCCCTCGACGCCCTCCGCTCCGGCCTTACCGGCGAGGTGGAACCCCTCCGCCGTTTCGGGGTGAGCCTGTCGCAAGCCCAAGTCCAAGCGGAAGCTCTCCGGATGGGACTGGCGAAAGCCCCGGTCGATATGGCGAAGGTGACGCTACAGACGTCTCGTCTGGCGATGGCGCAACGCAACGCGGCGGAGGCGACGAAGAAATACGGAGCCAACTCCAAGCAAGCCCAACAAGCGAACCTCGCCGTCTCGTCCTCGCAGCAAGCCCTAACGAAGAGCATGGCCGGCGGGAAGGTGGAGCTCACCGCGGCCCAGAAAGCCCAAGCAACCTACTCGCTTATTATGAAGCAAACCTCCGTCGCCCAAGGCGACTTCGCTCGCACCTCGAGCGGTCTCGCCAACCAACAACGGATCGCCGCCGCCCAATTCGAAAACACCAAGGCGACCTTAGGGACCGCCCTCTTGCCTGTCGTCAACACCTTCGCGCAGCTCTTGACGTCCACGCTCATCCCCGCCCTGACCGTCGTGGCGAGCGTGATAAAGAACAACTCGACCGCCTTCCAGATCATCGTAGGCGTGGTCGTGGCGATCGTCGCCGTCTTCAAGATATGGACCGTCGTCACGTGGGCCCTCAACTCCGCCCTACTGGCGAACCCTATCTTTTGGGTAGTCGCCGCCGTGGTCGCCCTCATCGCGGTGATCGTCATTATCGCCACGAAGACACAATGGTTCCAGCAGATATGGAAGGCGGTCTCGTCCGCGATGGTGGCCGCGTGGAACGCCACGACCCGGGCGATCGCGGTGGCGTGGAATGCGACCGTAGGGGCGATCGTGGGCGCGTGGAACGCAACCTATCGGGTGATCTCCGGAGTCTTTCGAGCGATCCTTGGCGCGGCGATGACCGTATGGGGGTGGATCCGTGGCAACTGGCCCTTGTTGTTGGGGGTAATTACCGGGCCCTTCGGTTTGGCGGTCGTCCTGATAATTCGCTACTGGTCGTCAATTTCCGGATTTTTCGCCGGGATCGTCTCGTCCATCGGGGGAGCCTTCTCGCGCGTCTACGGACTGATAACCCAACCCTTCGTCACCGCTTTTAACTACGTGAAGGGGATCGTAGAGGGGGCCCTGTCGTGGATCTCCGCCCGGGTGAGCTCCGTTATGTCCGTGGTGAATGGCGCGATCAATACCGCCAAGTCCGTCTATAACACCTTCGCCCGGACGTGGAACGCCATCCAAGTAACGCTCCCCACGATCGACACGCATATCCCCGGGGTGGGGAAGGTGGGCGGGGGGACGATCGGGATGCCGGACCTTCCGATCCTCGCCGCCGGCGGAATGATGACGAGATCCGGTCTCGTCTTCGCCCACGCCGGCGAGGTGATCTCCCCCGCGCCCCGAGCTCGAGGGGACGGTCCGCTCGTCCGCATAGAACATGCCACCTTCGGGGATACCGTGGACGTCGCCACCTTCGGGAGACGTCTGGCGTGGGAGATGACGGTCGCGGGTGTCTGACTGTATCCGCCGCGCCTGGCTCGTCATGGGGGACCGTACCCTCGAGCTCGAGGACGACCTAGCCGGCTACGCCGCTACGGAGCTCGACCTTGGCTACCCCGAAGTCCGCGAGCTCATGTCCCCCCGCCCTTCTATGTCCGGGGTGGACGATCGGACCTCTCTCTTCGGAGCTCGAGCCATCTCCGCCACGATCCGCTCCACGTCGGGGACGCTCAAGCCGGACGAGGTGGCTACCCTCTTCGCCCCGTTTATGGTCCCCGCAGCTCGACCGGAGCTCCATTACGTCCTCGAGCGCGAAGGCGAGCCGGAGCGTATGACGGTCGTCCGAGCTGCGGGATACGGATGGCCCATATCGGGGAAACGGTCGCGGGAAGTGCATCTCTCGTGGGTGGCCGCGGATCCCGCCATGCTCGACCCCGCCGAACGCGTGGAGACCGCCCTCGCCGGCGGACCGCCAGGGACGGGGGGGCGGATCTATCCGCTCACCTTCGCCCGGATCTATCCGCCTGGCAGCGCGACCTCCACGACCGCCACTATCTCGACCCCTGGCGATCTCGCCGTCCGTCCCCTCTTTCGGATCTACGGTCCGATCACGACCCCGGACGTCCGGATCCAAGTCTCCGAGCCCGCCGCGAACTACCGGATCCTCTTCGCCGCCGGCTTTCGGATCGACGCCGGACATTACGTGGACGTGGACTCCGACGCCAAGACCGCCTATCTCGACGGGAGCTCGAGCGTAATGAGCTCGCTCGACTGGCAGACCTCGACGTGGCCGATAATCCCGCCGGAGCCGGCGGTCGCCTACGTCAACCTCTTAGGGTCCTCGACGTCGGGGGTAACCCAAGTCCAAGTCCGCTGGTTTGACCGCTACCTCTCGTGATATGGCGTGGCGGATCACCATACATAGACGGGACTTCGGGAACTATGCCCGCCCATCGGATACCGGCATCGCGGAGCTCACTACCGCCCGGAGCCGCCGTCTCGAGCTCGCCCTCAACGAGCCGGCGAAGCTCACTTGGACCGTAGACGGTCGCTCCCCCGCCGCCGCCTACATTCAAGAGCTCACGACCGAGGCGATCGCCTGGCGGTCCGATCCGGTCCGCGGATGGGTGCAAATGTTCCGCGGCATCGTGGTCGCCTCCGATGACGCCGTAAGCGAGACCGCCCATAGCGTCAACTTCGCCGCCTTCGACTACCTCCAGATATTGCGCGGACGTTTCTTGACCGCGCCAGCGGATCTCGTCTACACCCAAGCGGACCAAGACGCCATCGTCCGCGACCTCGTGGCTCGAGCGGACAACGTGACCTCCGGTAACGGCGCGACCTCGTTCTACCCTGGCTCGAATCTTCCCCTCACCGTCTACGCCGTCAACCCGGACGGGACGCAGCGGACCGCCGATAGCGGGACCAAGCGGGACCGGACCTACACCGGACAGACGTCCATCGGGGAGGCGATCGTCAATCTCGCCGCGTGCGATGGTGGCTACGATCTCGACGTCTGGCCCGTCTCGGACACCTACGGGAGCGACTACCTCCGGATATGGTTCCCCTCGCGGGGGGTGAGCCGGACGGACGTCGCCCTCGCCTACGGATCGACGGTCTCCGCCTTCACCCGATCGGTCTCCGTTAGCGATTACGCCAACTATGTCCGCGTCATAGGCGACTCCGGCGGAGCTGCGTCGCAGCTCTATAGCGACCGCTGGAACACCGACGCCAACAACGTAGGGGTAACCCCGGTCGGATTGTGGATGGCCGGCTTTAACGAATCGGACGTGAAGCTCCAAGGGACCCTCAACGAGAAAGCCCAAGGCGATCTCAACGATGCGGGGATCCTCGTCCCCTCCTACACCTTGACACTCCGGCCCGGATGGTATCGGCCCGGATACCCCGCCCTTGGCGATACCGTCCCCCTCGTCCTGGCCTCCGGACGTCTCCAAGTCTCCACGACCGTCCGCGTCCTAGGCATCAACTACGCGCCGCTGGACGACGGGGACGGCGAGGACGTGGAGATCGTGGTCGGACGACCGCGCCTCGCCCTAGACGCCCTCTTCCGCCGCTCGAGGCGGGACATTAACGCCCTCGCCCGGAGGTGAGCTCGTGACTCGCTACCAACCCCAATGGCTCCAAGCCGGAAGCTATGCCGCGTCCCAAGACCGCCGCCTACTAGGGGCCCTATGGCCCTCGCCGGCGGTATCGGGATGCGCGGTGACCGCCCAACCTACCGGCATGGGCGTCTACGTCGCCGCCGGACAGATAGCCGCCCCGTCCGCCAATAACACCGGATCGGTACTGTGCACCTCCGACGCCCAAGAGGTACTCAACCTCAACCCCGCCCCGCCCTCCGGTACGGACCGCTACGACGTGATTATCTGCCGTCCCCGCGGCCAAGATCTCGACGGGGGCGCGAACGACGACTTTATCTTCGACTTCGTATCGGGGACCGCCGCCGCGTCGCCGACCGTCCCCGCCACGCCGGCGGGATGCGTGGCCCTCGCCAACGTCCGCGTAAGAGGCGGATCCGCTACCGTCGCCGCCGGCGACGTCGCCGACGTCCGCACCTCCCAACCTCTCGCCGTCTACAATCCCGCCACGCTTCCCACCGTGACGCGGGCGGGATGGCTAAAAGCGCCCTTCACGAACACCGCCAACCAAGTGACCGACGTGGGACTACCGGCGGTCTTACCGGTAAGCGGTCTCTACACCCTGGCGATCCAAGGGACGTCCACGAAGGTGACGGTCGGTAACCAACCCTGCTATATGGTTATCAACCTGAGCGCGTCCTATAGTGCTTCGCCGGGGACGGGATGCGCTTTCGCCATTATTGATGCCGCCTACGGTGCGAATGGCACCTACGGAGGCGACCAAGCGGAAGACACAATGGGCGGGGGTATCTATAGGGGGCAAATGATGTGGGCGGGGGCGATGGTGGCCGGACAGATCCTCTATCTGACCCATCGGGCGACCGCCACGCTCGTCACCTGTAACTTCCGCTGCGTCATCACCGCCTGGCCTATCAACCTCGTCGCACCGTAAAGGGAGGGAAAGCCGCCGTGGCCTATCAAGCCCAATCGCAGCTCGAGAACGACGTGGACTTCCAGCAGCGCGACCGCGCCGTCTGTATCGAGCAAGCGAACACCTACCGCAACGATCAACGTCCGGACTTCGTGGCCGTCGCGGAGGGGATCCTCCGCAACCAAGCGGAGCTCTTCGGATGCTTCGTCCGTCTGGCCTCGTCCGGGCCCGGGATCGCCGACAAAGTGGACAACGGGGACGGGACGATCGACTCCGCCAACGTCACCGACGCGGACCTCTTGTCGCTCACTCAAGCCGCCTGGCCTACCGTCGCCGGACTGTACTTCGACTCGAGCGGGACTCCGGTCCCATGAGCGGGGAGGGGCCCGAGCTCGAGCGGGAGATCCCGCGGGAACACTTCACCTCGCCGGACGGGGTGGAGCTCTTGGAGGTGACGTGGCCGGAGCCGGCGAAGCCGCCCCGTCTCGAGATGGCGGACGACCATCGGGACCCGCTCGAGCGCGACGAGGACGCGGAGTGGCTCGAGCCGGACGACCCCCGCCGGCGCGAGGTGGAGCGACGGAGGCGGGATCGTGACGCTTAACCGGATCGCCTACCCCTCGCCGAACTACTCGAGCCGCGGCGGCGCGACCGTCCGCCTTCTCGTGGTCCATACCGCCGAGGGGGCGACTTCGATCGCCTCGCTTGGCTCGTGGTTCGCCAATCCCGACGCCCAAGCCTCGTCGCATGCCGGCGCGGACGACCAACCCAATACGGTAGGGATCTACGTGGCTCGTCCGGACAAATCGTGGACCCAAGCGGACTTCAACCCGGAATGTTGCTCTATCGAAGCGTGCGGCTTCGCCGGATGGGGAGCGGCGGAATGGGACGCTCACCCCGTCATGGTGGACAACGTAGGACTATGGCTAGGCGAGGAAGCCGCCGCCTTCGGGATCCCGCTCCGTCTGCTCACCGCCGGCGAAGCCCAAGGCGGAGCCGCGGGAGTGTGCGATCACGCCGCCCTAGGCGCGCGAGGCGGGGGACATTGGGACGTGGGATCGTCCTTCCCTTGGACTCGAGCCCTCGAGATCGCCGGAGGTGCAGCTCCCCCCTCGAGTGGACCGCCTAGCACATCGCCGCCGGCGACAGCGGGGGGAGGACTAGGGCCCGCTCCCCCCTTCCCTGGCGTGGAGCTCGCTAACTTCCACGCCGGCGACGGGACCGCGACGTGGCAAGACGCCATGAGCCGGCGCGGATGGGCGATCGCCGTGGACGACCTCTACGGGGACCAATCCGAGGCCGTCTGTCGCCAATTCCAAGCGGAGAAGTCCCCCGCCGCCGGCCCGGTAGACGGGATCGTGGGCCCGAAGACGTGGGCCGCGACGTGGGAGCTCGAGATCACCTAGCGATGCCCTGGCGAATCAAGCGGATCGCCTGTCTCGTGGTCCTCGCCGCCGCCATGCTGGCCGGCGCGATCATCGTATGGGTACACAACAAGAGCACGGACACCGACGTACTCGCCGCCCTGGCGGTCGTGGGCGGACTCGCCATCCTCATCGTCGCCCTACCCAATGGGAACGGGGAGAAGCCCTAGGGCCCGGATCCTCGTCCTCTTCGCCGCGATCCTCGTCCTCGCCCTCGTGGCCGCGTGGGCCCTTGGAGCCCTCCTAGCGGTACTTCTCGCTTAGCCGGCGGAGCGGGGATCCTGGCGGACCCTAGGGTCCTCTCCGTCCAATCTGGCGGTAAGCTCGTCTTACCAAGTGTGCTATACTGGTAAGCGTGCCTGACACCCCCGCCAAGATCCCCGCCAACCGGAAGAGGTGCCCGCGTTGCGGACTCGTGAAGGACCGGAAGCGATCCTTCACTCACCGGAGCGACGGGACCATCTTCTCGTGGTGCAAGGACTGTAACTCCGAATACAAACGAGACCGCGCGGCGAAGCTTCGCGCGGAGAAGGGAACACTCCTAGATGACTGACTCCAAGCGGTCCGCCGCGATGCGCGCCTATTGGGCCCGCCGGCGAGCCCTCGAGATCCACGAGGATCCGGTCCCCGTCCACGCTCACGAGCTCGAGGACGGAGGCGACTACTGCTCCGGCTGCGGGGCCCTGCTCTGTCCGGATACGGGGAAGCCTGTCGCCTATGACGGGGCCCGCTACTGGCACAAGGACGGGACCGCCTGCTTCGTCCACCAATGGATCAACGAAGAGGACGCGGAAGCGTGGGAGCTCGCCGGTACGCTCCGGAGCCTCGCGGACGGACAAGAGGACGAGATGGGCGGACTCTTCTCCGCCGCCGCCGCCAAGCTTCTCGGGAACCATGATCCCGAGCAGCCCCAGCTCCCCCATCCGCTTCACGGTGCCGTGGGGGAAACGCCCCTCGCGGTCGCACTCCGCCGCGAT